TCCGTCAAGTCGGCACCCGTCAAGTAGGCACCCGTCAAGTTAACACCCGTCAAGTTAGCACCCTTAAAAATATCTACAGCTACACCTAGAGCATATCCCGATAAATCACAGTAAGAAAAATCTGTATCTACTAATAAACGGGTTTGTGATAATTCATTATACATATAATAATCTATTTCGGCTACTGCTTTTAATATACCGGCTAATTTAGGGGCAGTCGGATTATCATTAACCAACTCAAACGCCGAACCATTATACCTATATAAAATTTTATCCGTTCCGATCGTTACCATGTCCCCCGTTTGCCAAGCAAATTCTAAAGCGTTTAAATCCTCTAAAGTCTCTACATCGGAGCCGGTCATGTTGTAAATATTACGGGGGTTTTTAAACGCATTTACCAAAGTTTGCCCCCCGCGTGGAACGAGTGTTATATCACCTGTAAAAATAACCGGATCATAAGGCATCTGATATAATAGTTCCCACCTGTAAAGTATGTATGTAAGATTTGTATAGGGTGAAAGTTTTTCAATGTCCGCCAAAGTTAAATTAACAGTGTATTTTTCGCCTGCTGAAATATCAATCTGATCCTCCGAAGCTCCGGGAGCCGTCCCGCCTTTTTTGGTCAGGACTATTGAACCATTAGCAAATAATTGAAATATTACTTTATCGGTTGTGGCGGCGCTTGCATTGAGAAAGTCCTCTTTTAATTCAGCGCCTAATTGTGCATTTAAATCTTGAACTGCCATTTTATTTCCTCTCTATAAAATAAATGAAACTTTGTCATTAACGGGATTATTGACAAATGTCGTAAAATCTTTTATCGGAATATCACCGGTAAACATTAATTTTGTTGTTCGTTCATTATCCCCTATTGTAATTTCTTTTGTGTTGCTTAAAACTCCGGCGGCGAAATCGTAAATTTCCGCTTTCGTTCCTGAATCGATCCCAATTGCTAAATTTAGATATTGCGACTTGTTAGCTATTTCAACTAAGAAATCATTACTTGCGTTTTTTAAAGTGACATCAAAAGTACATGTTACATAATTGACATTAGTCCTGTTTGTTGCGGCGGATTTATTCCCTTTTGTTTTGAATGTTAATTTCCAATCATCAACATCCTGAATATTAATTAATGGAGTTGATAGGGGTGAGTCTACACTTCTGAGAACCGGCATTTCAATTTTTCCGAAATCATAGCCGGCATATCCTACGACAGCCAAATCGTTTATTGTGGCGCAAGATTCCGCCGTCTCACCCGCTTCAATAATTGCCCGAATGTCTGCGTATGCCTTCGCTACCTCTAAAATAATTTTTACCTCGCGCCCTTTTGGACTTAATGAAAATTCAAAATCCAAACCCATGAAATTAGAAACGCCCGTGAATGAATAAATATCACCCGAATATTTACCCGTCCCAAGTGTGGACTCCATCCCGATCATTTGGACATCCACCCCGCCCTGCAATGCGTAATATGCTAATAGCGCCAAAGTTTTTAAATTTCCGGTGTCTATTCTGCTTTGTAAAGCGGTTACTTCTAAATTCGCATTTAACATATTCCTGAGCTTGCGCTCCCTGAAATCTGTTGGCTCGTTATATCCTGTAATCTTAAGCATTGCGGGCGTTCTGATTCCCGGGGCGTATGGATAAACCGCACTTGATAAAAGCGTGTCAATATCCGCAAGCGCTATACTTCTTATTCCTTCTTTTGAGAAACTCATTTTATTTAACTCCTATAAATTATAATTACTTTATTAAAAACTTTGCTAAAATTACACCCAAAGCAACGCCGCCGGGGATCGTAAATAAAGGCTTTTCGTAAAACGGGGGGTCTTTATATTCTATTTTGATAATTTCACGCGGTAAATCCACAAAAACGGAATCAGTTATGTAAATTTCTTTACTGGTAAGTGCTGCAAAAAATTCAATATTCAGACTATCTACTGGGGGATAGGTCTTAACTATTGCAATAACTGAATCTGCGTCACTAATATCCAGAGTCGCAAAGTATAATCCGCTCGTTAAGGATGTCGAAACGTTTGGAACGTTTGTAAAACTCTTTTTGTACGTGCTATGTTTTATTATTGTTATGGTATCTTTTACAGTGATGATCTTATCTTTATATGTTATTTTCTCAACTGTCTTAACCGGCGTAAATTGTAAGGTCAATAAGTAAGTTAAAACAACTGCTATTAATACCGGTATAATTATATCAAGTCTGAATTTGCTTAACATTTAAGATCCAACGGTTTTAATTCCGCTGCGTAAAGCTCCAAAACCAAGCGCGGTTAATATTATTTCAATTGCAGAGTTCCAATTGTTATTTTGCCAGCCCTCAATAACTATTGCGTAAACAATAAAAGCAAAAGCGACTAAATATGTTTTATATCCTGAAAGGTTCATTTTGTTTTATCCTTATAAATTAAGTGATTCTTTTATTAATTGAAAATCCATTCCGTTAAATAACATTAATTCCGCTTTGCGGCGGGTCCTCAAACCTTGTAACACTTTCCCGTTTATATCTTTACAGTAAAGCAGTATTTTTGATCTGAAAATGTCTTTATTCACGTTTACATAACCCGCTAACATTTTAAAACTCTTTAGCGTCAAATTAAAAGCAAGTGAAACAAGCGCATCAAATTCGCTTTGTGATATTTTTACCTTAATATTGCTCTTTACTAAATTTTCGCTTTGCCTTAAATCTATCAATAAAAAAGCGTTTGCCTCATCTAAACTAATAACATCTGTTATTTTAACTTTATTTGTATGACCGTAACCGATTGTATTAATTCCCGCCGGGCACTTGTAAGCCTTTAGGCTTAAGCCCTCAAAATGTTTTATTAACTCTAATCCGTTTTTTGATATGTTCATTTTATTTATTTAGTAATGTTACAACAGCGCCAAAAATCATACTTATTAAAAGTAAAGCGCCTAATGCTTTACTGTAAAACGTTTCTATTTTTCTAAGTCTGCTTTCATGGTCATCTAAGCAAGATATTTTTTGCAATATAATTTCAACTTTCGTCCCTATCTGGTTCAATTTATCGTAAAATTTACCCACATCATCCATTGTTTTACTCCCGTATAATAAATGGGGAGCGGTTAAGCCCCCCGTTGAAAGGATATTAGTATTGTTTTATGATTGCATAGTGCCGGTAATAAACATAAACGCCCGTTCCTTTTGGCGTATAAATCCAACGTATGTAACGCGGAACGCTTAATAAAATATCGACTGCGTTTGTTTCGCTTGTTAACGTATCTGTATTTTCAAAGCTCCCGGATGTTGAATAAATATACCAATCTGATTTATTAAGAGAGACTTCTGCCCTAATGCAAAGGGAATCACTTGCGGAAAGAGAATCAATTATTACATGAGAATAAATTTTAGAAAAGTTATAATCTAAAATGTAAACGTCGCTTGTATCAATTTCGCCGGATTCGACTGAGTCCGCTGCAATTTCATTAAAGATTAGACTCCGAAAAGTGCGCGTTGTTTGTGCCTCAAGGCTCCCTAAGAAAATAAGGGAAATAAAAAGAATAAAAACAAGTGCGGTTAAATTTAAATTCCATTTTTTCATGGTTAAGCCTCCTCAATTATGATGTCTTTGATCCTGAAAGCGGCTTTCGCATCCACTATCTTTAACTCATGCTGAAATTCAATATCAGTTGAAATTGGGTTCAAGTTCCGGCTGCTTGAAACGTAAAGACCGGCGGGAGTGGTCCCGATTGTTACATCTTTTCTTTGTCCAAATTTCAATAGATAAACGCTGCAACTTGCGGCGCCGCCCGTTGTTTCATCATTTGTTAAAATATCCGTTACCCCGTCAGCTTTGTAACCGGGTGATAATAACGGAATATTTTTGTAAGTTCTGATTGTCTGATCTTCACCTACAAGATTCTGAATTTTATCCACTCTAACAAATTCCATTAATACGGATTCCATTAAAGCAATTAAAGCTGCCGGCATTACAATTGCACTGCATCCCCCTTTTACTTTTAAGATTGTTTGATCTAACAACCTTTTGAACGCAAAGAATGCTTTTTTTGCGGCGGCTGATCCGTCTGCACTTAAAGCATCATTAAAGGATTCAATTTGACCGGCTGCAATTTGTGCTTTCAAGCCCTCATAACTGTTAGAGGACCCGTCTGAATTAAAAATATTATCTACTAAATCCCGTCCTAATACTTCCGCATATTCCAAAACCGCATCCGTATGGAAAGCATCAACGCCGCCCATCAAGCCGCGCGCATCATACGCTTTGTCAGTTGTAATATTTTTACCCCAAATCTTTAACCCTACTGTTACATCAGATCCGGGCGTAATAGCTGCGGGTGTGAAAGGCGTGCCAAGCGCTCTGAAGGCGCCGCCCGTATTTCCTACGGTTTTAGGCGTGATCAGATCAGCATTTCCGGTAAATGTGTAAAACTCCAAAAGGTTAATTAGCGGGGCTTGCTGAACCATAGCCGCCAATACCAGATTTTTCATAGCTGGGTCTTGCGCTATTGCCCCGGCGGCTCCATTAATTGCATTAAGTTTCATTTGTTTTTGAACTCCTTAAATTAGTTTATATTTATAAATCTTGTTTAGATTTCAATTCCTCAATAGCTGCGTTTCGTAGCTGATCAATTTTAGCAACGCCCGGAACCGGCGGCGCGGTTTGCGTTGTTTGCGTTGTTTTTCCGCCGGCTGAATTAATAGCTTGTAAACTATCAATAATCTTTTTCCCGTTCTCTAGGTTATTTTCCAACGCGGCTTTATATGTATTATAAAGTTCCTCGTTTTTTGCGGGGATCTTTTTTTCATCAATTGCTTTTTTTAGTATTTCCTCAATCTTTATTTTATTTTCCTCTTGCGCTTTTGTCTTTAAAAGTTCCTCTCTCTCTTTGTCTTTTTTATTTCGTTCCGATAATTCAGAAAACAATTTTTGATTTTCCGCTGCAAGTGTTTTAGTTAAGTTTTTAAGTTCCTCTATTTCGTTTGAAGTGCCGGCAGTTCCGGTATTTGCGGGGGCGGCGGGTTCAATGCTTTTCAAAATGGATTCAATATCTGGCGCGGCGTCCGGGTATTTTGTTTTAATGATATCAAACAATTCTTTTGCTTTGCCGGTTAATTTTTCCAATAGACTCATTTTATATTTTCCATTTGTGAATAAATTTTATTTAAGTTCACTGCAAAGAAAATCCATTAATTCATATTTCTATTATCACCCGTATATATACTAATACCCGTGACCTATAATTTTATTTTAGTATTATTTAATTTGCGGTGAACAATTAAAAGGATTTAGCAAAATGTCAATAACTTATTTATTATCCGATATTAAGCCACTCATTCACAATAGTATTTATTTAGCTCTGGCGAAGAAAATCGAAAATACAGGATCGACCGTATTTTATGATTCGCTTAAAACAGAAGCGGAACTAATCATTTATCAAAATTCAAACTATGAAAGCGGGGACGTTTTGCCGTCGGATTTCAAAAGGATCTTTTCACATATTATTCAATACCTTGCTTTGTCTTTGATAGGTGAAACATCAAAGGACTTTCAAGACAGGATTACAGACTTATATGAGAAAGCAATTGAGGATTTAAAGAAGCTCCCTAAAATTGTTTCGGACGTGGAAATATTAAAAGATAAATCCACAAGCTGCTTTAAAACATTTTCAGACGAAACCCTTTACACATGGTAAATAATTATGATTAATAACTTAATAAATTCGTATAGTGATGTAATGGATAATGTTAATTCACTATTAAAACAAAACGCCGCTTATTTAGGAATAGATATTAATTCCATATTTGAAACAGGCGGGGATATTGACGGGGATAACATCCCGGCGCCTGCAATAGTTTTTTATTTGGAACCATTAGACAATAAAACGCCAAACGCTGCGGGAGCTATTGATTTTTATTTACACTTTGATATTTTATTTAGTGCTGAAAAAAGTTCAACGGCTTTGCGTTCCTGCTATGAAGTAATGGAAAAACTAAATAGAATAATTCCGGCTGCATTCGATTATAAACCTAAACCCAATCCGATAACACACAAAGAAACAAATTCTAACATTGCATTAACAACACTTTCATTTTTGGGCGTGCTAAAGGTGATAAAATGAGTAATATAAAAAAAGGTCGTTATCCAACGGATAATGAAATAATAAAATTTATAAAAGACAATCCTAATAAGTGGAATTTAACAACAATCAGCAACGCATTAGGGATCCACCGCCACACATTGGCACTTAGGAAAAGCAAAAATCCAAAACTAAAGGCGGTTATTGATCACATGAATGAAACCCGTTTGGACTTTGCGGAAAACAAATTAGATGCCGCCGTTGCTAAAGGGAATATTGTTGCAATTATTTTTCTTTTGAAAACACTTGGCAAGGCGCGGGGATACGTCGAAAAGCAAGAAACGGAAATAACAACGCCTAACCAAATTGAAACTATACGATTAGTTGAATATGTAAAAGAGGATTCGGGAATTGTCGGAACTGATATTTAAAACTACAAAAGTATTTCATAAGAATCTGGAAAGCAATAAAAGAATAATCGTAAATCAAGGCGGGACCCGGTCAAGTAAAACCTGGTCAATAGCCCAATTATTTGCTTATAAGATGCTTACTGAAAAAAATAAAGTTTTTGCTATTGTTAGAAAATCAATGCCGTCTTTACGTGCAACTGCTATGAAAGATTTTTTTACAATACTAAAAGACTTAAAAATATATGATGACAGATTTCATAACTTAACAAATAATGTATATTACTATAATAATAATGAAGTTGAATTTTTCTCTATTGATGAAAGCCAAAAAGTAAGGGGACGGAAAAGAAATTATCTCTGGATTAATGAATGCAACGAAATCGAAGAGGAAAAATTTATTCAGTTAATTCTTAGAACAACGGATAAAATATATTTAGATTATAACCCGTCAATTGAAATTGATCATTGGATAGTAAATAATGTTTTGAAACGTGATGATCACGATTTTATAAAAAGCACTTATAAGGATAATCCTTTCTTAGAACCCGAAACAGTTAAGGAAATCGAAAGGCTTCAGTTATTGGATCCGTCTTATTGGCAAATATACGGATTGGGTGAAAGGTCTGATATTCAAACCGGGTCCGTATTTAACCGGAAATATTATAAAGAATATGAGACCTTACCGGATGATGTAAAAGGAATAATTTACTGCGATCCTAATTTGGCAATCAAAAGCAAAGGGGATAATACGGCGGTTGTTCATTTAGTTTACAGTCCTAAAACAAATTATTATTATTTGC